CAGCATATTTAAGTCAGTGTCAAATACTTTTTTAATCTGTACAGGATGGACCCGGCGGGAGCGGCAGTCAGGGAGGAAACTTAGCCCCCGCCGGGGAGGTGCAGGGGGAGAACCAGAAAACCCTGCACTAATTAATGTAAAGGCCGACAAATTTATAGGCCGACAATTTTCTATCTCAGATAATGATCCATCATCCATTCATACCAAACAAAGGTATTTGGCGGCATGTTCTCATAACGTAGTACATCCTCCATAGCGTGCATTATGCAGCCTCCATTTGTCTGTACCAAGTTGGTACAGGACGTTTAGTCCACTTAGCAAACCTAGATTTCTCACCCATGTAAAATGATTTGTAAGCAAGTATAGTATCTTCAAATGATGCCGAGTTTGGGTTACACTTAAATTCATCAGGCATACATTGCGGTGGCGGTGTAAGTTTCGAAAAAACTGTTGAGTTATGTGGAATATATTTAGGGGCGTAGTACAGCCAGTGCAATGTAGACGATTTGTGTATTTTGCCGTAGCGGTACGTGTACTCATCACCAAGATATGCCCATAAGTCCGACAACCACGAATAGTTAGAATGGCTAGCCCTTGCCCACGCAGTAGAAGGGTGGTTCTTATGTGCAATCTTGTACAAGCCCTCGCGGTCAGCAGCCTCATCACCATCGACTACCCTATGTGCAGTAGATAGGATTTGTGCATACTCCAGCACCATTTTAACTACATGTTTATCGCAGTGCATTTGTGCTGCAATCTTGGGGTTTCTATCTAGAAAGAATATATTCACTGTTGGTCCTCCCAGCGTATGTCTACAAGTTTGATGGCTAATATTTCTTTCTCACCTTGAGATACATTAGCCAAGTCTAAATCTACCATAGCCTCATTATATAGTTCAGCTATTCTATCTTCGTTACTTCCCTCAGTCTCAGGCACACTCATCCGCGTATACCTCCCAGCTTACGATAATCGTATGCTTATATTCTTGTGCAGCCTTTTTAGTCTTGTGGTATGTTACAGCACCGTCAGAATGCACAACCTTCCAGCGGCGTCCTTCTTTAGATATGATGCGTAATCGTTCTTGCATGTTGGTTCTCCGTTGTAGAAGCTTGGTCCTAGCACACTCGGCTACAGGGGTCAAGCCTTTTTTTAATCTGCGTAGACTAATCTTCTGCGTTACTAACCAGCGGTCCCAGATAAGCCACCATACGATGATGATCCACAAGTAAGCTGGACAGTAGTCTTTTTGATATTGTTACAGTTTTTTTTCGGCCATCGCCATCTACAATCTTATGTGCGTGGTGTAGTTCTTCTTTTGAAGTTTCTAGGCTTATCTGTCTCATTTACTTTATCTCAGTTATTACCCAACGTCCACGTTCTGCTAGGTGAGGAAAACGTCTAGCCCAATCTTTAGGATAAACACCTAACTCACCTTCATACTTCCACTCCCAGCGCAGGGTCTTGCCATCATAAGCCCGGGTGCTGTACTCAGGCGGTGGCCGCTTGCTGCGCTGTTTGTAATCCCGACGTTTTTTTACTTCCGACATTTTATCTGTCCTGTATCAATGTTGTAGTAGACTAGTTCTACACCTAGTTTCTTTTGTACGGGAGATAGCTGACGATTAATCATCGTACCCGGCTTCCAATTAGCGGTCTCGGAACGGAACGACATTGTTTTTACCTCGACAAATTTTACGTCATTTGTTTCAGGATTTATAGCGACAAAATCTACAGGGCCAGTATTGTTTGTTTCATTGTACACATGATATCCACTGTCAGCGTAGTATCGCATCACGCCTAGTTTCGACTGCAGACCCTTCTTCTCTTTGACATTCATATTAGTACGCCACTCTATAGTCTTCTACAGGTGACTTGTAATTAGCACCAGACTTACAGCTATCACACACAAACATGACCTTGTGCATTAGTTTTTCTTTTCGACAAGATAAACACTTTCTAACTCTGTATTCATCCTTGTTTCTCATGTTTTGTCTTGCACTCTCCAGTTGTTCGACAACTGTAGAAAAGTCTACACGTTTTGGTTTCTTTTTACCCATGTGAGTAAACTGATCAGCATGTCTGTTCAAAATACCTATTACAGCATTTCTTGACATATCAACGCCATTGTAGTCTTTATACTTAGGCGACATTATCTCTGCGATCTGACGGGCTGACAGACCACGCTCTCTGCTTAGTCGAAATATCTCTGTTACAAACTCGTCTGTATGTTTTTTTGTAGCTACCACTTATCTTTTCCTTATCAAGCCAACACGATGCACATAGTTTTTGACCTTTTCTTGTTACAACTGCTATATTATCGCACTCATCACACTTAACCATCAACGCACTCCTCTGGGTTTTTTAAGGATAGACTACATATCTGATTTAGACAGTGTGTGATAAGCAGAATACCATGTTTGTCACTCGGTGCATGACTCATCACTGAAAGCATAGACTGCATCAACGCAGATTCTGTTACACTTAAAGTATCCTCAAACTCCTCTAGACATAAATCAATCTCTGCCTCTACACGAGATGCTACAGTTTGTCTTTCTTCTTCAGATAAACTCATGTTTAATCCCATCAACTATTAGTGAGTTAATTTTAGTAAGATTGACATTTCTATACCCTTTGGCATAGTTGTCATAGACAGTCATCATTTGTTTGTTGGTATTACAATCTCTACCACCCTTTTTGTGCTTCTCGACACCAAGACGGCCATTGATTTTGCGGATGCTACCGTCCGCTTTAACAAACTCGATTGTAAAGAATTTATCCTGAACCGTGGCCTCAATTATTCGGCGCATCATGTCCGGGTTTTCTACCTTGCTTCCGTATAGGGTGATCATGACTCACCTCTGCTGTTGAAGGAGGCTGCACCATACACGAGATTTTTTTCAGTGTCAAGCGAAAATATATTTGACATGATGAAAAATCCATGCTAGGAGGCATGTTGCCGTGTCCCGAAACTGAGGATATTATATTTATGAATAATATAATTAAGGATTATATCTATAATCTAGATATACCTCTTGGTACTTCTAAGAGATTAGATTGTCCTGTATGTGGTGGTAGTAATACTCTATCTATTACTCAGTTTAGTGATTGTGTAAAATACTATTGCTTTCATGCTAGTTGCTCTGTAGCTGGTGTGATGAAAGAGGGATTAAGCTCCTCCTCTTTCTCTGAACATGATGAAATTATAAAACCAAATGAGCCTGTAGGTCTTGAGTTAGAGAAACAAAACTGGCGCAAGAACAACTATCCTGTATACTTTTTTAAGTACCTAAAACGAAACAACTGCACTTCAGCTTGGTCAAAAGGATTAGCCGACATACGGTATGATTACAAGCGAGACAGGGCTGTTTTTCTCGTAAAAGATAGAACAAAGATAGTTGATGCCGCTGGAAGGTACATAGGGTCCGGTCTACATTCAGGACCAAAATGGTACCGATACGGACGAAGTAAGCTGCCCTTTATTTGTGGTAAACATGATCATGCAGTGGTTGTAGAAGACTGTGCATCAGCGACATCTGTATCCGGTTTTGCAACAGGTGTGGCGCTACTAGGCACATCTCTACAAGATGAGGCTTTATCTGCATTAGATGGGTTTGAAAAGATTACTGTAGCTCTAGACAAAGATGCCTCAGATAAATCTGTAGACATTGCACTAAGACTGAACGCTGCATACGGAGACATTGTTGATGTATGTCTGTTGGATAGAGACTTGAAAAGATTAACTGAGGATGAAGCAAAGGAGGTACTAAAGATATGATTGATAAGGCTGTGCTTGTAGCATGTCTACAGAAGGACAACTTCAATCGTGTATCTGGTTTAATTAAGAAGGAGTATTTCTCAAAGGAGGTGGCTACCATTGTAGAAACTATTAGTCATCTACACAAAACATACGAGGGTGATCTATCATTAGCTGATGTAGCATTGGCACATGATGAGCGTTACCCTGCTATGCCCGAAGCGACTAAGCAAAAGGCTACGCAACAACTAGAAGAATTAAAAGGTGTGACAGTTAATCCTGAACTAGCAGGTAATGTTCTGCATAGTTTTTGGAAACGTGCGAAAGCAAAAGAGATAGGAGAAGAAGCTCTTGACATTTTTCTTGGTAAATCTAGCGATACTTACTCTCTGCTTACTAGTGTAGAAGAATTAAAGAACAATGAGGTCAAAGGCTCTAAGAGCTACACAGTGCTTGAGGACAACATTGAAGACAGCTTAGAAGAGTTTGAGCGTGATCCTGAGTTTATCTTCCCTACACAGATACGGGACTATGTACCGGGTATAGACCGACAAAATCTTGGTGTGATCTTTGCACGGCCAGAGATAGGTAAGACAAGTTTTTCTGCGTGGCTATCTGGCTGGTATGTGCGTAACAAGTTTCATGTAGCTTACTGGGGTAACGAAGAACCTGTGAAGAAGACTCGTATGCGTGTTGCTAAATCTATTACAGAACGCTCTCGTCTTGAGGTTCTGCAGGACAAACAGGGTTTTGTACAGGAATACCAAGAGAACATACTACCATACATATCTTTCATGGATTGTGTCGGTACGTCCATACAAGAGGTTGAGGACTACTGCTCACGCAATGAAGTTGACGTAGTATTCATTGACCAGCTAGATAAGATCAGGATCGACGGTGAGTTCTCACGCGGCGATGAGCGGCTGAAGGAGTTGTACTGTAGGTCCAGAGAGCTTGCCAAGCGGCACAACGTAGCAGTGTGGGCTATATCCCAAGCATCTTATGATGCCCACGGAAGAGAGACTATAGACTATTCTATGCTTGATGGTAGTAAGACAGGCAAGGCTGGTGAAGCAGACATCATCGTAGGTATTGGTGTAGCGGAGCATGAAGAGTTTAGAACCATTAAGTTCTCAAAGAACAAGATAAATGGTTGGCATGGGTCGTTGGTTTTACGGCGAGATGGTGATAGAGATATATTCTCATGATCACTATTCTCGACATAGAAACTACAATGGACTTTGAAAGTTCTACATCATCTCCGTATGATGGTCAGCAGATTGTATTTGTTGGCTACAGAAGTTTTATGCCAGACCTGTCAGTGTTTGAAAGCAATGAGTTGTTTTTCTTTCACAACCAGTGTGAGCCTACACCTCAAGCAAAGGACAGGCTGCAGAAAAAGCTAAATGAGACGACCTGTTTAGTTGGTCACAATCTGAAGTTTGACCTGCAGTGGTTAAGAGAGTGTGGCTTTCAATATGATATGTTTTTATGGGACACAATGATAGCTGAGTATCTTCTCTGTCGTGGCATTAAGAAATCAATTAGCCTTGCAGAGTGTGCCAAGCGTAGGGGTCTGTCTGAAAAAAGAGTTGACCTCACTAACAACTATATCAAGGACAAGGTATCTTACGAAGATATGCCGTGTGATATAGTTAGAGAGTATTGTATGGCTGATGTAAATACAACCACTCAATTAGCTAAAGCACAACTAGCTGAACTAGATATGTCTTGGCCTAGTAAGGAGATCCTAGTTTGAAACAAGTTGTAAAACTTAGTATGGAAATGCTAGATGTTCTTATAGACATTGAGAGAGCAGGGATTAAGATATCAAATGAAAAGCTTTCAAAGATTAAAGCAGACTATCAGGAAGAGTATGACCAACTGTACAGCGATCTTATGGATATCGCTGAGATTGCTATGGGAGACACTCCAATCAACCTCGATAGTCCTGATGATCGTAGTAAGCTATTATACTCTAGAGAAGTGGTGGATAAAGCTGCGTGGAAAGAAGCGTTCAATATAGGAACAGAGCAACGCGGACACACCAAGAAACAAAAACGTAAAACAAAAATGTCTCCTACAATGTTTAAGGAGACAGTGAAAGATTTAGCCCCTGTATTCCGCAAGACCAGAGGCCAGAGATGTGAGGACTGCGGTGGCACAGGTCGTAAAAGAAACAGACTAAAGTCCGGAAAGTTAAGTACACACACTGTGAAGTGTAAGACCTGTGGTGGCACAGGCGTTGTATACGTGCAGCTAAATGAGCCAGCGGGGTTGAGAGTTATACCCCGTGGGCCACAGGACACTGCCGCCGCAGGTTTTAGAACAGATAAAGAAACTTTGTCCGAGATACGTCTTGAGTTAGAGGGCAAAGCGAGAGAGTTTGTGGACAAGTACACACGTTACTCAATGATAAGAACGTACCTCAATACGTTCGTGGATAGCTTGGAGAAGTATCAAGATGATAGAGGCTTTATTCATCCTAACTTTAATCAGTGCGTCACTGCTACTGGAAGACTGTCGTCAAGTAGACCAAACTTTCAGAATATGCCGAGAGGCGCAACATTCCCTGCAAGAGAAGCGATTGTTTCTAGGTATGAAGGTGGTTACATTTTAGAGGGTGACTACTCACAGCTAGAGTTTCGTGTAGCTGGCTATCTATCACAAGACCCTGTAATCTATGAAGAGGTAAAGAGCGGCTTTGATGTACACTCTTACACCGCTGAGATCATGGGAGTTAGCCGTCAGGACGCAAAGGCCCACACCTTCAAGCCGCTATATGGTGGTGTGCTTGGGACTAATCGGGAGATGGCTTACTACTCTGCCTTCCGTAACAAGTATCAGGGTGTGACTGAGTGGCACGAAAAGCTGCAGGAACAAGCAGTAACAAACAAACAGGTTGTCTTACCCTCTGGTAGGGAATATTCTTTTCCCTATGCAAAGTATACTAGATATGGTACAACTGTTGGATCAACGTCGATCAAGAACTACCCGGTGCAGGGTTTTGCTACGGCAGACCTCCTACCTTTAGCTTTGATAAGGCTTCACAAATCTTTGAAAGCTATGGTAAGACCTGTGCCAAAAAGTAAAATAATTAACACGGTTCACGATTCGATAATTATGGATGTTCACCCCGACGAGAAAGATTGGATGGTTGAATTATTAAAAAGGAGTATGTTGTGTATACCTGAAGAATGTAGTAGAGAGTTTGGTATTGACTTTGATATGCCCATTGAGATAGAACTCAAAATGGGTACTGATTGGCTTAATCTAGAGGAGCTAGAAATATGAGCGATATGATTACGATGGACGATCTGAACGAAGAGAACATGGCTAAACTTGCAGCTATGGTCGGTCAGACTGAAACACGTTCAAACGTGCAGCAGGGACTACCTCGGCTAGCGATTGAACAACAGGCAGACAACGATGACGGTGAGCCGTTGCCAAAGGGCAGCTTCCGCATTCGGCTGGACAACAACACTGTATATGCGAAAGAGATCACTGTGCGGATGTTTGTGCGGTACTACTCTTATGACTTGTGGAACCAACAGTCTCCTGAAGATTCTATCAGGACTGTTCTCTCTCCATCGCTGAGTGATGACTTCCCTGATACTAGTGGTGGTATGAAGTGCGGTAAGCTAAATAAGCAAGAAGTTGAAGCTCTATCAACTAACTCGCTTGAACATGCTAAACAGAAAAGCATCAAGTGTACGCAGGTTATATACGGTGTTATCGCAGGGGCTAAGGATGCTACGGACACTACTGGTGAGGCTGTTGATCTCAAAGGCACTCCGTTTATTTGGTCTGCCCGTGGTTCTGCGTTCATGCCAGTGGCTAACTATATTCGTGAAGTACCTTCTAACAAAATTATCTTTGGTCAGAAGGTTAACATTGCCACCAAGCGTAATAAGAACGGAGGCATCACGTACTACACTCCAGTGTTTGATAAGCCGCAGCCTGTAAAGATTGTGGATGAGGATGTAGAAACTCTCAATACTTTCATGAAGGATATTGAGAGGTGGAACGAGCGTGTACTCAAGCAGTACAACGAACGTAAGGAAAACGTTCTTGCTATGGATGATTTAGATGTAGCAAAAGCGTTGGAAAATGCAGAGGCCATCTAATGACCTCAATGCTGCTACATAAAGTACAGCATTTCCTAGAAAAAGCGTCGAGGGGTGAAGGCGAAGGTCTTCCCCCTCATCTTATCAACGAATTTAAGGAGATGTGTGGCTCCGCTATCGAACGTCAGTTCAGTGAAAAGCGTGGTTCAAAAGTGCGTATGTCTGGCGTGGGCAAGCCTCTATGCCAGCAGAAGTTATCCGCAAGAGATGATATAGAAGAAGATGTAGATTACACGATGGTTATGAAGTTTCTGTTTGGAGACATTATAGAAGCCATAGCAGTTACAGTTATGAAAGCTGCTGGTGTAAACATACAGAGTGAACAAGAAGGCGTTAGCCTAGACATTGGTGGTACTACGTTGCGTGGTACATACGATGTAAAAATAGATGACAAGATATATGACATAAAGAGTGCTGCGCCCGGAGCATTCTCTATGAAGTTCGCGGCTAATCGTGGCTACAATAACATCAAGAAGGATGATGTGTTTGGTTACGTGCCGCAGGGTTACTTGTACGCAGAGGCGGCTGGCTCTACCTTTGGTGGCTGGATAGCTATCAACAAGGCTACAGGTGAGTGGGCGGTATGTGAGACGCCGTTAGTGCAGGATGAAGACAGAGAAGCAGCCCTACAATTAGCCGATAAAAATATACGCAGTGTTCTTGGCGGTGAGAAGTTTGAGCGTTCATTTGCAGATGAGCCTGAAACATACAAGGACAAAGCAACAGGCACTCTCAAAAGAACAGGCAACCGGCTAATGAATAGAACCTGTTCTTACTGTGGTTTTAAGATGCACTGTTGGCCTAACGCCGCGTACAAACAGAAGACAACTTCTACAGCAAATACTCGACCGAGAGTATGGTACACAAAGCATGTAAAGGATGAAATCTGATGCCACTATATATTACAGAAACTGTCACTGACTTTGAAACCATGTACAACCCTAAAGCTAGCTTCGTATACTTTGACACACAGAAAGGTGACAGCACTCACACAGAGGCGCTGAGAATAAAAGCTTTACCTGACGATGTTCAGTTTCCAATCATATACAAAAAAGACATGTCTGCAGAGGGCAACTGGACCGCAGAAGAGTTTAATTATAAAGGCTCTATGATAATGGCTCGTTGTTTCGATGCTATACGTTCTATGCTAAGGCAAAGCAGATTGGTAGTGTTTCCGTCTAGAAGTTTTTCTATTGTAAAAGATACGTCCCCTGAGTATGTGCAAAAAGATTTAGCAGACGGTTACATACAGATAGTCAACACTAACCCAGATAATAAAAATAAGTTTGATTACTATGCGTTTTAGATCAAAGTTTGAGTCAGAGGTAGCCGTCGCTCTAGGGCGCATGGGTATTAGTTGGGAGTTTGAGCCTGACAAGATATCATATCAGCCTGAACCTAAAGTATACATACCTGACTTCTACATACCTCGTAATAACATGTACATAGAGGTAAAAGGACGATTGACACAGCAGGACAGAGTAAAGCACCTGCTTGTTAAAAAACAGAACCCAGACACAGAAGTTA